ACTGGTAACTTAGGTTTTAAAGCAAATGCTCAAGACATATTAAGTATAGGTACTTATGATGCTGTAAGAATTAGTACAGGTGGCTTTGCTAATTTTACTTTAGCAGATAATGCAAGTGTAACTATAACTTCTGGTGCACCAAATGGTGCAATGCTTGTATTGTTAACTGTTGCGAGTACAGGCTATGCAAATTTGTTTTTTGTTTCTTGGGTGGGCAGTGAATTTAATATCACTGGTGATACAAATTTTGCTGTTTCAGATACAGATAATAAAATGGCTTGTGTGTTTAGTGGAGGAAGTGCGTATTCATTTACACTAAAAAATACTAGAGGTGGTGATACAGCTTATCATATGGGTGTATTAGCAGGATAAAGGAGAAATTTAAAATGGCACTAACTTATAAAATTAAAGATTTTACTGACGAAAAGGTAGATGAAAAAAATATACTTTCAGATGATGGAACATTAAAAAAACGAATAGGTTTTTCAATCATAGATGAAAAAAATAATTTTTATGGAATTGATAAATGGCTTAGTATAGTTGATGGAAAATCAGATGACGATTATATTAAAGAAGCATATGATTTATGTAAAACAGAAATTAATAATTGGCAAAATTCAATGAAAAATTTAAATAAAACATTTAATCCTGACACAGGAAAGATAGAGTAAGTAATGCCATACATAGGAAAATCCCCAAGTTTTGGAGTACGAAATAGATTTGTATATCTAGCTTCTGCTGATGACACATCCGTAAGTGGAGCAGATGCTAATGGAGCAACTCTAACATTTACAGATGGTGCATACGTTGATGTGTATCTCAATGGTGTGTTGTTAAAAACAGGAACAGACTATAACACAAATACTGCTAACACGATAGCAGGTCTATCGGCATTGTCTGCAAATGATGAAGTGACTGTGGTAGTGTATGATATATTTGCTGTTGCTGATACAGTCAGTGCTACAAGTGGTGGTACGTTTAGTGGGAATGTTACGTTTAACGGTGACATATCTGTAGGCGATGATTTAAGTCTTGCATCAGATGGTGCATTAATAAATTTTGGTGCAGACAGTGAAGTAACTTTAACTCATGTTGCTGACACAGGATTAAGTTTAAATGATAATCTTACTATAACAACAGCAGATAATGACCCACAACTAACACTTATATCAACAGATGCTGACTCAGGTGTAGGTCCACGAATAAATTTAAATAGAAACTCATCAAGTCCTGCTGATGATGATGCTTTGGGTTTTATATATGCTCAAGGTGAAAATGATGCAGATGAATTGACTGATTATGGTTTTATTGGTTTTTTTGCTGATGATGTAACAAATGGAAGCGAAGATGGAAATGCTTATGTTGTTCTTAAAAAAGATGGAACAAATAGAAACAGAATAAATCTTACATCAACAGAAACAGTATTGAACGATGATGGTCAAGATTTAGATTTTAGAGTAGAAGCTACTGGACATACTCATCTGCTTTATGTTGATTCAAGCAATGCTAGTGTTTGTATTGGTGCTAATTCTTCATCTGACATTGCTGACTATGCACTATCTGGAGCAAGTGATTTAGTTATAGGCAATACAAATAACGAACAAAATGGAATTACAATAGTTTCTGGTGCTAGTTCTGGTAATAGCACAATTAATTTTAGTGATTCAAACAGTGGTGAGGGCAGACGAGCAGGTCATATAAATTATCAACATCAGTATGATGAATTTCAAATATACAATAACAATGTTACTCAATTATTGCGTATTTCATCTGTAGGAAATGTAATACCTCATCATTACATAAAGCAAACAAACGCAACTACAGCAGGTGGTACATTTGTTAATGGCACAAACATAACTGGATATAACTCTGGTAATTACAATGAAATGAACTCTGATGATAATGATGAGATTCTCATTTTAAATAATTATAACTCTGGTGGTAATAAGGGTGGTCTTAAAGTTCAACACGCAAATGACACATCAAATACAACATCAAAATATTTTTTAGCTGTCAATAGTACAGGTACTAAAGCAGTTATATTTGGTAATGGAGATTTTGATAGTGCTACCAATAGTTATGGTGCAACTTCTGATGAAAGATTAAAGTCTAATATTGTAGATGCTAAAAGCCAATGGGATGACATAAAAAATATTAAATTTAAAAACTTTAAAAAACACGATACTAGTGATTTAGTTCAATTAGGAGTCATTGCTCAAGAAGTTGAAAAAACTAGTCCTTCTTTAATATCTGAACACGAACCTTCAAAACAAGATATTACACATGATTCAAGTTTAGGTACTTTATATACTGAAACTGATAAAGATAATGGTGACATTCCAGATGGTAGAATAGTTGGTGATGTTAAGGAAGTTAAAGAAAAAGTAAAAGGAGTTAAATACTCTGTTCTTTATATGAAAGCTGTCAAAGCCTTACAAGAAGCAATGACTAGAATAGAAACATTAGAAGCCAAAGTAAAGACATTGGAGGAAGCGTAGATGAGCAGAGCAAGAGAAATAGCAGATAGAGATTTAGCAGGTACTGAACTCATACTTGATGCTGACAATGACACATCTATTACAGCCGATACTGATGATACTATAAATTTTAAAGTCGGTGGTTCTGACAGACTTACTATAAATAGTAGTGGTGACATAGATGTTGAAACAGGCGATATATTTTTCTCAGGTTCATCTAAAGGTATTAATCTTGGTGTTACATCTAATACAGATGGAAACACGCTTGATGACTATGAAGAAGGCACTTGGACACCTACGATGTCAGGAGTTACTTTAAGCACAGCAGAAGGCACTTATGTTAAAGTTGGACAATTAGTAACTGCTCACTTTAATGTTATTGTACCATCTATATCTTCAGGTACAGGAGCAGCAATAGGTAGTATGCCTTTTGCATCAGGAGGTCAAAACTTTTATGGTGGTGGATTTTTTCATTACCACGATACATCTTTTGATAATCTTGGTGGATACATTGCTAGTGGTAATGCTTCTATTGCTATTACTAATCCACATACTTCAATAACGCTAAGTAATGCATCAGGTAAACAATTTATTGGAACAATAGTATATAAAGCAGCATCATAAAGGAAAAATAGTATGGCAATATCAAAAATAGGAAGAAACGCAACAGACACAAGTATATCAGATAGTGGTGACGCTACAGCTATTACAATATCATCTGCTGAATTAGTCACAGTTGCTAGTGGTTTAACTCTTACTGATGGCGATGTAACAGTAGCAAGTGGTCATGGTGTTAGTTTTGCAGCAACTGGTGATGGTTCTGGTACAGATAGTAGTGAACTTCTTGATGACTATGAGGAAGGCACTTGGACTGCTGGTTCTGCTGTTGGAGGTTTCAACGCTGAAAGTGGTTCTGTTATATATACAAAAATTGGAAACGTAGTTCATTTTCATGTAGAAGGTTCTTTTACTAATTCATCAAATGCTGAAAATGTGGAAATAACAGGATTGCCTTATACACCATCTATTAATCAAGTTGCTGGTTCAGCTATGTGGCAAGATTTAGATACCAATTTTCAAGGTGGAGTTGTATATGCTAGGAGCAGTGGAAAACTAGGATTTTTTGATGATGGAACAACATCAACCAGTACAAATGTTTTAAAACATAATGAAATTGGTTCTTCCAATGCAGTAATTTTAAGTGGAACTTATTTTACATAAAGGAATACTCTAGTGGATTGCTAGAGTTGGAAGCCTAAAAAGGAGAAACAATATGGCACAAGG